AGCTACATGATGTAGCAGCACAAACGCCATCAAACAATGATGCACTAGCATTTGAGACATCAACACAATTATGGAAACCGAAAAGCATTACAACACTTCTCGGATTCACACCCGTCCCAACGTCACGCACCCTAACAATAAACGGAACTACACAAGACCTATCAGCAGATAGAACATTCACTATATCTACGGGAATCACAATCGGTACGACTGCAATCACATCGGGTACTGTTGGACGTGTATTGTTTGAAGGTACGGGAAATGTAGTACAAGAATCGGCTAACTTGTTTTGGGATAATACGAATGGAAGGTTGGGGATTGGGACGAGTAGTCCGACAGCGGTTGTTCATTCAGTTGGCTCGGTTACCGCATCTTCATTAATTGCAAGAGGTAATTATATACAACCTACGCTAATTCCAAATGCAAACAATAGTCAATTAATTGGATTGCAAGTTGATATCTCAGCAAGTGCGGGAGGTTTTACAAATGTATTAGGATGGGGTTTAATTCTAGGTAATTTACTTGATAACAATTTAAGATTTCAAAGGACTATTTACGGAACATCTTTAAGAAATAGCATTAATTCATATACTGCGGGAACTGCTAATAATTCACTTTTACTGCAAGATATTTCATCGGGTACTACTTCAATCGGAGCGGGTGGAGGCAACGTCCTAATCGGAACAACAACCGACGCAGGATTCAAACTTGACGTTAATGGTACTGCGAGGTTTGTAGGTAATGTAACTGCACCGCAATTAACACTTAGTGGAAGTAGTGGTGTTTCATTATTCTTAGCATCGGGAACTGCAATTAGAGGTGCTACAAATGGTCAAATTACATATTTTGATGCAAGTCCAGATTTATCTGGAACTTTTATGTTTAGGTCAACGTCATCATCTTTTTCGGGTACAATATCAACGGGTGCATTAACATCAACTTCTGTTACTTCATCATCAACTAATTCATTAATAAATGCAACTGCAACAAATATTGCTTCATTAAGAATTACAAATTCAACTAATTCTTATTTTTGGTCTTTAGAAACTCATAGAAATTCTGTTACGGGAAGTGCTGAATTTTCAAATAGTATCCTAAATCCTTGTTTAACATTTTTTAGTTCAAGGTCATTATCTGTAGGAAGTTATACAGAGGTTGCATCTGCACAATTAGCAATGGAATCAACAACAAAAGGCTTTCTTCCCCCAAGAATGACAACAACACAAAAGAACGCCATTGCTTCACCTGCAACGGGATTAATGGTATATGATACAACACTTAACTTAATGGCTTTATACAACGGAACAACATGGACAACACTTTAACAACACCACAAGGAGTAGCGATTCAACCAATCCCCTACCCACTTAACGAAGGTACTGCGACACGATTAAGCGTACTTGTATTGAACTTCGCAACGGATGCAACGACTTGCACAACCTATTGGCAATTACTAACCGAAGAAGGTAAAACTTTGGCACAAGACAATTACACCTTGACTGAAGAACAATTCTTAACTTGGGGAGTAGACAATTCAGTCGTAAATGAGTATGTCGCTGAAGCAATCGGAGTAGTAATTCTATAAAAACACGAATCATGTTAACACTATCAGAAGAACAAGTAAAGCAATTAGAGCAAATCTTAAGTGAATTACCGATGAAGTTCGGAGTTCCAATCTTGAATATTTTAAACGAAGCGAGTAAACCAAAGGCGGACGTAGAATAATATAGTTATGGCTTACAAGAATAACGGAGTATTTAACGTAAAATATAAGACACGTAATAAAATTGCGCAGACTTTGCGCCGTATTATTTTAGCAGAAACGCTAATCGATACTGGTAGTCTTTACGACTCCGTTAGGATCAATGCACAGATTCCCGCTTTAGGTAATTTAGAAATACAAATTATAGCCATGTATTATTTTGGGTTCTTAAATAATGGAACGGTAAACATGGCTTCGTTTGACTTGTGCGCAAAGCTAACAGCTGAACTACAAAACAACGGAACGACCGCCGAAATTTTTGACCAGTATACGCAATGGATGGCAGAACGCTATCCTATCCTTCAAGTAGCAAGAATTCTCGGAGAAAAAACAAGTTTAGTTTATACTTTCGAACCTATCGGTGGAGAGTTTAGCGCTGGTTTAAAGTTTAGAGGCTTCTAAATACCCCATTTCTTTACGCATTGATAGCATATTAAAAACGAATATCAACGGCAATTCGCCGACTTGGTCTGTTTTAGTTAAGTCGCCTTCGCAAAGGTCGTAAAGCAATTGCTCCCAACCCCATTTTTTAGCCTTTTTCCCGTGTTCTACGGCTTCTTTGTTAGCCTTGTATTCGTCTACACTATCAAAGTCGTTTATATCGTCTTCTTCGTCGTCTTCTGGGTCTGACTCATTGAATAAGTTTTCGTATTTCTGCATGAAATTTTCACGATATTTAAGGTATTCCGTTAGCATTCCGTAAACATCTGTTACTTTAACGTCGTCAAATAGTTCGAATCTGTCAAACGGACTAAAAATATAAGGCTCAAATTCTACATTTTGCCACTTATCTAGTTCAATACGTCGGTAAAACACGGACGCTATATGAGAAATATGCGTTATATAGTCGTTAGATAAGAAATATTCTAGGTCGATAAATTCGTAAAGGCTTAACTTCTTAAAATCTTTAAACGAATAAACGTTATCTGCTATGGTTAGTTCTTGTTTATGGTTCTTACGTGGTTCATTTAAACACCATTTAACCTTATTAAACATTTCGTTTATTTCGTCTATGTCCAAGTTTTCTAGTTCGTCAGCGTCTACGTCTAATAAAACAGAAAGGGTATCTACTTGAAACGTAAAATACCCTTGAGTTCTGTCTAGTTGACGAAGTTCTTTAAACTGGTATAGATTGACATCATGCCACGACTTCGGAATCTTCATTCGACTTTTGTACGTGGTTATTTATTTTGTTTGCTACGGCTACTAAATAAGGTATAGCTACTTCGGCTTTAAGTTCACGAATTAATTTTGCCTTTTGCTTAATATGCGCGTCGGTGTAGTGTTCGTTTTTAGTTAAGTCAGTTCGTTTGAATAACACAGCTAAAACTTCGCTAATATAACCTTTGTGTTTATTACCTAAAATCTTTTCAATTAGTTTCGTGTCTTTAGCTGTCAACTTAAAATCCTCTTCGTAGGCTTGGTAAGTGTAGCCATCAACTTCAAAACGTTTAAGAAGTTCAGACGATGGCATTTTAGCGCGGTTAAACTTATCGACGTACTCTTTAAAAACTTCGAAATCTATTTCTTCGATTTCTTCTGGTACACCCATGTACTTAAACACTGCTAAATGTTTTTCGATAACATCTAGTTTTTCATTTGCGTGAATGTCCGTAATTTCTTCGAACTGTTGGATCGTAAGTTCGTCCATTTCATGCAGAATTTCTTTTCCTAATATTTCTAACATAATATAAATTTTGAACAAATATACAATTAATCTAATATGGTTATGTTGAAAGACCTACCAATTTATAAAATTACCATCGACCCCGAATATTCAGAAGGCGAGGATTTAGGTATATCGCAAATAGCGTTCACAGATAATCCAGCTATTAAGGTTAAGGGTATGGCTTTTTCAAATGTAGCAAAACGTTTCTTTTCCGACGAATTAAAGTATCGCGTTACTGCACCCGCTATGATTCCTATGGAAATCTATAGACGTGACGACGAAGCTGGTGACTACTATGTGGCTTTCGACGAAAACACGATTGAACAAATCTACGTGAAGTTTATGCGCGACCTACAAAATCGCGATGTGTTCAACTTGGAACATGACACAGACCAAAACGTACCAGCATACATTCTAGAATCTTGGATTGTAGAAAATCCTAAACAAGACAAAGCCTTCACTACCTACGGAATAGATGTGCCTAAAGGAACTTTGATGCTAACAGCACAAGTTACTGACAAAGACTACTATAACGAACTAGTAAAAAACGAACAAGTAGGATTTAGTATAGAAGGCTTTCTAGGGATGAAATTAAGTAAACACATAAACAGATATAATATGAATTTCCCAGACGGAGAACACACAATCGAAGGTAAAATCTACGTAGTAAAAGACGGAGAAGTAACCGAAATCAAAGACGTAGTAGAAGAAGCTATGGCAGAAGTAACAGAAGAAGTTACCGAAGAAGTAGCAATGGAGGACACAGCGGTAACAGAAGAAGACGTAGTAGAAGAAGAAGTAGCTACGGAAGAAGTTGCAATGGCTGTAGACCCAGCTGTAGACACAGAAGCTGTTCTAGGTATCATTCGCCCATTTGTAGAAGAAAACATCAACGCAGTTATTGCAATGATCGCAGACTTGAAAAATCAAATGGAAGAAATGTTAATCAAAGAAGAAGAAGTAGAAGACATGACAATGTCGAAAGATGTTAAAATGTCTGCTTTCGATAAATTCAAAGCGTTTAAAACAAGTAACAAATAATAACAAATAAAAAACAAAAAATGAGAAATCTTAAATTCAACCTTGAAGTAGAGACTAACGCTTTACTTTGCCCAAACCCAGACGAGTTTTACTCACGTGCGTACTTAACAGAAGACATCGCAGACAATTACAGAACGTTGCCTGGAATCAAATCGGCTACGAAATTGGCAAACGTTACTTTTGGTAACCTTTTAGCGCCTTCTACGTGTTCATTCACAGCGCCTAGCGACGAGTTAAACGCTATCACAATCGACGTATGTGCTTTAAGTGCAATGTCACAAATTTGTCAATTCGACATCGAGCAATCGTTTTTAGCTTTGCAAATGTCACAAGGTTCTAACGGAGACTTTACCGTAGCTTCTTTCATGTCTTACTACTGGAATGAAATGGCTGGACGTATCGGTAACGATTTAGAGTTAATCAGATGGCAAGGTGACACAGAAAGTACAGACCCAGTTTTGTCTTTGTGTGATGGTTACTTAAAAAAATTGTGTGCTGACACAGCGGTAATCGGTTTGTATAATGGTGCAATCACAAGCGCTAACGTATTGGCTCAAATGACAATCGTTCTACAAAACTCACCTACAGCGGTTCAAACTAAACGTGCTGACTTACGTTTGTTCGTTTCTTCTGACGTATTCGTTAACTACCAAATCGCTGCAGCTTCTGGAAATACATTAACTTACGTTACTGCTCCATTAGCGCCAACGTTCTTGGGTATTAAAATCGTTCTTGCTGAAGGTATGCCAGTTAACACTATGGTACTTGCTTTGAAAACAGACTTGATTTATGCATTCGATGCTGAAGGAGATTCAAAAGCATTACGCGCGGTTAACCTTGCAGATACAGTTGCTGAACCTTACTTACGTACACGTGCTAACTTGAAAGCTGGTTTCTCTTTCACGAACCCAGACCAAATCGTAGTATACAACGTTTGTTTCGACTAGTCAATAATTAACTAAATAACGGGGGTGGGTAATGCGCCCGCCCCTTTTTTTTTAACATAAAAAACATAGAAAACATGGCTTGTGCTACACTACAAGAAATACTTAAAGGATGTGACCCGAATAGCGGGGGTATTTATACTATCCTAATTAACCAACAAGATAACATTACTGGAATTACTACTTTGGAAACTGGTACTAATTACGAAGTAACTGCTATTACACACACAGAGCCTTACGTAGCTTTAGAATTCAAACGTAATACTGGTAACTTTACAGAAGAAGGCGCTATTGATTTAGTAAATGGTTCTTCTTACGTTACTCAAACAATTAACTTAATGTTTCACAGACGCGACCAAGAGAAATCTAAAGCGATTAAAATTCTTGGTGCTGGACAACAATACTTGAACGCTGTTGTAGGTGACGCAAATGGTAAATACTGGTACTTCCCTTACTTGCAAGTTTCTGCATACGGCGAAGGTTCGGGAACTGCTCGAGCGGATGGTTCTAAATATTCTTTGGTCTTGACGGCTGAAAATTCCGACCTTGCATTCGAAGTAGATTCTGCTATTATTGCTAGTTTATTGGCATAAGTTACATTCTAGAAAGGTAACACTAAACGACCCTACCTTAATCGGTGGGGTTTTGTTTTTTAAACAAGTGACTAATTTAAAATAATATAGTTATGATTTACATTGAAAAAGGACAAGTTAACACGTTTGCTTTGACACTTACCGAAGTTACAACGTTAGTAGACCCTTTTTATTTATTCGTGTTTGAAGACGAATTTAACACGGCTATAGATCCAATTCTTTGGGAGGGTGTAGATACTTCGAACTATCCGTATAGATACAATCTATTTACAATGGAAGAAGGCGTAGATTTAGACTTAATAAAAGGACAATATACGTACAGAGTATATGAAAGTCCTATACCCGTAGACATAAACACGAACACAGATAATTTAAACTTAATCGAAGAAGGGCGCATGGTAGTTTCTGGCGTTCCCGTTTCTTCTATATACGCATAACATGGGAATTTTTGACAGATTTAAAACAGCTAAAACAGAAGTCATAGAAGGCTATCAGTCTTTTAGTACGCCATTCGGTAAGATAGGACATGGAAACTTATCTTTACCTTACGTAAATGGACGCTATCAAATTTCTGGCTGGATTCCTTTTGGAGAAGGTAACTTATTTCCAGAAACATTAAACCAGCTTTATTTTACTAGTCCATTGCATGGTGCAATAGTTGACTTTAAAGTAAACGCTACTATCGGTGCTGGGTACGAATTAAGAACGGACAAGCTAACACCACAAGAAAAGCTAGACTTGTACACGTGGGAAAAGAAACTAAAGCTAGCGAAGACAATTCGTAAAGTCACAAAACAGATTGTACTACATAACCGAGTTTATTTTAAAATTTACTTTGACGAGAAAAACAAAGTAGTTAAAATGGAAAACGTAAGTCCCGAGAAGGTACGCGTTAACCGCGCTAAAGATTGTTACTTCTTATGTGATGATTGGGCTAGTAGAATCGATGTAGTTCCAGTAACAGCTTACCACCCACTTAATACAGATAAATGTCAGCTTTACGCATACGAAATTGACGCTATCGGACAAGACTACTACCCATTACCACAATACACAAGCGCTTTAAACTTTGCCTTTTTAAGTGGCGAACTTTCGTACTTTGCTAAATCAAACATTCAAAATAGTATTTTCCCAGCGTTTGCAATGATGTTCCCAAAACGTCCACAAAGCGAAGAAGAAAAGAAAGTATTACGTGATACTATCGACAGAATGAAAGGCGCGCAGAACGCGGGTAAAGGTGTTGCATTCTTTGCGAATAGTTCGGATCAGTTGCCAAAGATTGAAAGCATACCAACAAACCAAAACGACAAACTATTTCAAGAAGCATCTGGACTAAACACCGAGCAAATATGTTTCGCGCATACTATAGACCCTATCTTAATGGGTGTTCGTACTACGGGCGCGTTAGGTGGTGGCGCAGACATTAAACAAGCCTACGTTATCTTCGAAAAAAACGTTGTTATTCCTTTACGTGAAATGGTAGCTGAAATCTTCACGGAACTATTGAATATTTCTAAACTTAAAGCGGAATTTAGTATTAAGAATTTCCAAATTATTAACGAAACTATCGTTGAAATCGAAGGTGATGCAAGTAAAACACAAGACGCGTTAAACGCCATGAGTCCTTTAGTAGCTACAAAAGTATTAAACACAATGACAGTAAACGAAGTTCGCGCCCTTGCAAGTTTAGCACCTATCGAAGGTGGCGACGAGTTACCAACTAACCAACAAACAGCTATCTAATGTTATATTTTATTACAGAAACCTACTTAAAAACGAACACGCCTATAACGGCTAACGTAGACGTAACAGACGTAACGCCTTACATTAAGACACAAGCGGATTTAAGAGTACAGCCAATTCTAGGTAGTGTGTTTTATAACTATTTACTAGCTGAATACAACGCACAGACTTTAAACCCAGACGAAGAAACGCTAGTAGGATTCATTCAACCAGTTGTAGCTTGGAGATCCGCAGAAGACGCTATTTTCGGACTTACATACCAACTTAAAAATAAAGGTTTACAAACACAATTTGGCGACAATAGCGGTTCAGTGTCACGTGCAGAAGTAGCTTTCGGTATGGAACACTACGCACAAAAGGCGTCGTTCTTTGAACAAAGATTGATTAGATATTTACTAGCGAACAAGAATTCATTTCCTTTATTCATAAGTCAAGAAAACCGCGATACGGATTTACGCCCTCAAATAGACGCTTGTCATTGCGTTGGTATTTGTGGCGGTGCGTGTGGACGTGGTTATAACGACAATGGTTACAATAACCAAATAATGGTTTTCTAATGAAGTCGAAGCTATCTATTTTACTATTATCTACACTAGCTATTTTAGCACCCGTTAAACCGCTTGTTTTAATTGCTGTACTAGCTATAGTTTTAGATACGTGTTTCGGTATCTGGCGTAGCGTAAAGAAAAACGGATGGACTTCTATTCGTTCTAGACGTTTAAGCCACACTATTAGTAAGTCTTTACTTTACTCTGGTGCTATTGTATTCATTTTCTTACTAGAAAAGTTTGTAGTATCTGACATTTTAGGTCACTTTATAGCTATTGACTTGGTGTTAACTAAAGCGTTTACTTTCTTTTGTGTAATTACAGAAGTTAAAAGCATTAATGAAAGCTACTTTAGTGTAACTGGCGTTAATGTGTGGGATAAATTCATAGCATTTTTAAAGCGTTCTAAAGAGCAAATAGATGAACTTAAGTAAACACGTAACGATAGCCGAATTCGAAGCGTCTGGAACGGCTACAAATCACAGCATAAGCAATAAGATGAACGCCTTCGAAATAGAACGCGCTAAACTTCTATGCGAAAAAGTATTCGAACCATTAAGAGCGTACCTAAACGAACCTATCAGAATTAACAGCGGGTTCAGAAATGTAGCTGTAAATAAGGCTTGCGGTGGCGCGAAAAATTCACAGCATTGCCTAGCAGAAGCGATGGATTTACACATAGGTGCGAAAGGATTTAACTACATAAAAGATAATTTAGTGTTCGATCAGTTAATCTGGGAATTTGGAAACGACGATAATCCAGCATGGGTTCACGTTAGCTACTCGAAAACACGTAATCGTAAACAAGTCCTTAAAGCCACTAAAAAAAATGGTAAAACTATTTACACTTCTTATTAGTTTATTTTTAGTTTCGTGTTCTGCTCATTACCACATAGTAAAAGCCATGAAAAAAGGCTATACTTGTGGACAAGAAAGCGACACAATTAGAATAACTTCCATAGACTCCATTCCGTACGTTTTAAACGACTCTATTTATTACGAAAGGATAGTAGTCCAAAAAGATACAATCGTTCGTTACAAGGCTTATAAAGTGCCTCAAACGCGATTCCAGACACGTATCGAATATAGATACAAAACAAAAGTAGTAAATGCAGACGTTTTAAAAGTCAAGTACAAAAACAAGTACATAACAAAATATAAGACGCGATGGCTGTTTGTTATTATTGCTTTCGTGTTAGGGCTACTAGTCAAGTTGTCTTTTAGTGAAACATTCCGTAGTAGAATAAAACTACTTTTTAAGTTAATTAAATAAATTTTATGGGTAAAGGTAAAGGGCGACCAGTTGTAAGTCAAGGCGTCCCACGTGTTAGATTAAGTCGACAAGAATTTGATTTGATACAACAATATCGCGCTATTAAGGACAAGTCCAATGAAATGGGTTTGAATGAAAACGATGTCAAACACGGATGGATAAAAACAAAAGACGCTAGTTTATTCTTTGCTAATCCGTCTTTTAATAGTGGTAAAGAACTAGACCTAGATTTTAACAAGCTACTAGAAAACGCACCCAAATTAAACACGGAAAAAGTTAAAAGAAGTGTCTACGAAGGTGAATTCGATAAGTTAGTTTTTACAGATGTTCATATAGGAATGGATTCTAGCGACAAGGGGCGTAGTTTATACCCTTCGGAATGGAATGAAGACATACTTTTCGAACGTTTAGGCAAAATGATTGACTACACACTAGCTAAACAGAATTCAAACGTGCTTCATATACTAGATTTAGGCGACTATCTAGATGGATTTAACGGACAAACTACGCGTGGCGGTCATTCGTTACCACAGAACATGAGTAATCAAAAAGCGTTTGACGTAGGATTCTTGTTTAAGACGATGTTAATTACACACCTTTCACCATTTTACGATAAAATATACGTGCGTAATATCTGTAACGATAATCATTCTGGTGATTTTGCTTACTTCGTTAATCAGTTCTTCAAGACTTATGTAGAACGCGACCTACAAAACGTAGAGGTTACGAATCAGACTTCGTTTATTGATCACCATGTAATAGGTAACTATTGCTTTGTTACTACACATGGAAAAGACACGCATAATTTAAAGTTCGGTTTTCGTCCGAAGATTGACGCTAACCAGATTAACAAAATAGTAGGCTATTTAAACACGAATGAACTTTTAAACAAAGGCTACGAAATAATCTTTGAAAAAGGCGATTCACATTTATACCTATTTGATTCGTCTAGTAGTGACGTCTTTAAGTATTATAATTACCCCGCATTTAGTCCATCTAGTAACTGGGTGGCTACAAACTTTCAGCTAGGTAAAAGCGGGTTCATTCATTTTAATTACGGAAAAGAACAGAAAAGTATTAACGAGTATTATTTTTAACGTATATTTACACCAGTTAAATTAGTTTTTGTATAGAAAGGGTTGCCAGTTGAACGCGGTAACCCTTTTTTCATGCTATAACTTTATAGCGAACCCCCCTTCGTAAGGCTATACCCTTAATAAATAGCACCTATATAGTAAAACTAGTATAGGTGTGTCGCATATTTAGTAGATATTTGAGACATTATAGTGACATATTTGTCCACTTTTTTGTCACATAAACTAGACATAAACGGATTAACTCCGATTATCTGCATGAATTTTACCTTTGTTCTCTTACAAGAATGTAACATTTTTACCCTTATTTTGTTACAAACATTTGCCACTATTTAGATTTATTGGCAATTGTATATACGCATTGATACGAATTTATACGCAAAATAGACGCATTTCACTTTAATTAAGCGTTTTTATACCCTATCGCGTATAAATAAGTCAATTTCCTTTACATGAATACCTTATCGGGTATAAATTTTCCCTAGTAAAATCAAGCATTTTAAAAATAATTGTAAATAATTTAAAAAAAAGTGTTGATAACTGAAACCTTATGTTTATATTTGCATATAACTAATTTAAAAACGCTATGAAAAAACAAGAAATGATTAAAATTATGATTGCAGAAGAAAAGCAATTATGGAAAGAAATGATGGAGTGCATTGACAAATTTGGAATGCGTGACCCTTTAACAGACATCGCAGTAGCTAGATGGTCATCAGTTAATAAACTAGTATGTAAATTAAGAGGAATATGAGAACACTAAACGAAAATCAAAAGGACATTATCGGAACTATTTTAGCATTGTCTTTATTTTGGCTTGTAATGGGTTATTTTACTGCAACGCAACCGATACACATAAAAACGGATAAAGTTCCGCAAATCGTACAGAAACACGTTCAATCGACAGTACTAGAAAAATACGGAGAATTAATAACTAATAACAAATAACTATGAATAACTTCGAAATTATTGACTACAAAATTTTGCCTTTTAAAATGGAAATAGATTACGTTTTAGGCGAATACCATTACAACCTTGTTTGCGACTTTGACTGGTTAGACGACGAGTACAATGGCTCTTATTTAGATTTTTCTATTAAGCCTTTGCATGGTACGTTTTTCCATGAAACAGAAGACGAAACTGGAACGCTTAAAATGACGGATGAGTATACAGAATTTATTCAGACAGCTGTAAAAGAATTTAGAAACAATACTTTATGGCTTTACACGGAAGCGTTAGAACGTCAGCAATATTTAGATAGAAACGAATTTGATTGGACTTACTATGGTATTTAGACTACAAATGATGTTAAAGTTTTGGAAAACTAAATCATCGCCAGAAACAATACGCGGATCGTTTAACGAAGACCTTTACCGCAGAATATGTGAAATAAAATTTAATCAGAAGTTATGAGTTACAAAAGAAAAGAAAACTACGAAAGTTCAATGTTAGGAATCGTAGTAAGTTTAGGCTTATTAGCCGTGTTAGTAATCATTAAAATCTTTACTCTATGTTTAAGCTAGTATATTACAGCGGTTCAAATGTTATTCACAGCTGGACGTTTCAAAATAAAGCCTTGTGTAATTGGAAAAAGAAGGAATTAAGAACGCGTGGTCTATGTTTGTTAGGTCATTTTAGAATTGAAAAGACATGAAACAATGTTTTAAATGCCGTAGAATGCTACCATTACACGAATACACGGACAATAAAAGAATCTACACCTTAAAGACTGACATGGGTAAAAACCGAGTGTGTAAGATATGCAACTTCGACAGCGCAGTAAAGCAAAAAAGTTTAGTTAAATACGACTACGAACAAAGCAAATTTGTAGTGATTAATTTTAATAACATAGGTGAAGTAGGAGAATACTTCGAAACAAATAATTTGATATGAAAGAAGAAGTAGTTTATTTAATCGGACGCAAAAACACGGACTTTGTTAAAATAGGAATTACTGGTAATTTAGATTCAAGGTTTCAAACAATAAAAGAAAAATATAAAGACATTGAATTACTAGCCTATTACATTTGTCCAGATAGGAAGTATTCAGCTAACCTTGAAAAGAAATTGCATAACTTACTTGAACATAAACGTATTCAGTTCGAATGGTTTATTTTGAAAACAGATGAAATTTTACTAGTTCATGACTGCATAATTAATTTTCATAAATTAAACTGCTGGCACAAATGTATTGACCTACGAGAAAGAGAACAAAATTATAATAATAGTTACAAAGTATTTATCCCAAATCGGGACAACAAACCTTATTTTTTTTAATATGACACAACAAGAAATTTTAGACATGGTTTTATTTTACGTAGAACGTGACGAACTAAACCAAAAAGGAAGACAGCAAGAAAAGATTTACAAAAAGTGTTTTTTAATGAACAAGCTACGCGAACATAAGTACACGTTTTCTTTCATTGGAAATGTATTTAACCAACATCATGCGTCCACAATCCACAATATCAAAACGCACATTGATTTAACGAAGTGGAACACGGAACACTACGAAACAATTATCGGCGAGTATCTGGAAGCGTTTCAAAACACGGACTATGAAGAACCTACTAGAATACTGGTAGACGACATTCTGGAATGTGAAAACGTATACCAATTAAGACGTGTTAAAAGATGGATCACAGAAAATAAATACAAAACAGATACAGTTATTGAATTAATATAGTTACATTTGTATGTGGGTAAGCAGACCCTAATAAAATATTATTGAAACCTCATTTGGCTAGTAGTGCTGCTTCACGAAAACCGAATGGGGTTTTTTCATTTAAAGCAGAAAATGAGCGAACGAAAAGCAGTTAAATTTTATCGTAGTTACTGGGAAGTAGCTATGCAATTAAACGACAAGGATAGACTTGCGTTTTACGATGCGTTAATGTTAAGACAATTTACTGGCGAAGAAACCATTTTAAAAGGAATGGCAAACTTTGCGTATATAAGTCAAAAGCATTCAATCGACGCACAAGTAAAAGGATTTGAAGATAAGACAAAGATACCTTTACTACCCCCTACACAAGGGGGTACGCAACCCCCTTTGGTACAAGAGAAAGAGAAAGAGAAAGAAGAATACACTAAACTGAAATTCAGTTTTCTATCTGCTCTTTTAGATTATGGATTTGATGAAGGTCTTTCTAAAGAATGGATGCAAGTTAGAAAAGATAAGAAAGCAACCAATACAGAAACTGCATTTAAATCATTTATTGCACAAGTTGAAAAAAACGGAAAAGATAAAAATTTTATTTTGCGGACTTGCGTAGAAAAGTCGTGGAAAGGATTCGATTCAAGTTGGCTAAAAAATCAGTTTAATTTACCCCCTCAAATAATAGACTGATGTACAAAAGACTAACAAGCGTAAATAATGAACTTTTTGATATACGCCAACAAAAAGACGTAAGAGGAAAGTCCATAGGTTGGGACTGGGATATTTTACCATACACAATTAAGGAAGGATGTACTACTTACATAGGTAGTGCGCCAGCTAGTGGAAAAACGGAACTTTGGTTCGAAATATTAATTAACCTTTCGTGTTTACATAACTGGAATCATGTAATATTTTCACCAGAAACTGGGAGTAGTGCCGAAATATTCGCCGAATTATGTTACAAGTATGTAGGAAAACCTTATGTACAAGGACAAAACTCAATGACTAATGGAGAGCAGATAGTTGCTGAAATGTTTATTAACGAACACTTCATCGTTATTGATCCAATAGACGAAGACCTAACTATTACTAAATTCTACGAACTAGTAGACGAAATAGAACGCAAAGAAGGCATGAAAATACACACCACTACTATTGACCCATGGAACGAATTAACCGAGGAATTTATACAAGCCGACCTTGGACGAGAAGACAAGTATTTAAGTCGAATTTTAGGACAAGTAAGAAAAAACGCACGTAAAACGGGACGCCATAACTGCGTAATTAATCACGTACGCGATCAACCTATGGTAAGTAGTAAAACAATAGCTGGAACTGACATAAGTTATTTTCCTATGCCTAGCGCTAGAGACTTCGCGGGCGGTCAAGTTTGGTTTAGAAAGGGATTAAGCGTATTAATTCCATGGCGACCACCTTATGGGTTATTAGATTCCGACGGGCGCGGTGCTGAAAAGAACGAAGTACATTTGAAGGTAGCCAAAAGCAAACCTAAAGGAGTATCTAAAAACGGAGTATACAAGTTATATTTAGATTTAGAAAAATACCAGTATTATATGCTAGACTTTAAAGGTAATCGTATCTACGCTAACCGAACAAAGAAACAAGCGCCACAGCTTACAATGACAAATTTAGGACACAAATTAAAATCAATGCAATAATGAAAAAAATAGGATGGTTTAGCTGTGGAGTTACCAGCGCGGTAGCTTGTAAGATAGCACTAGAACAATACGGACATGAAAACGTAGAACTTTACTACATGGAAATAGACAGCGCACACCCAGACAATAAGCGTTTTTTATCTGAATGCGAAAAATGGTACGGGAAAACTATTAACATTACCAGAAGTGAAAAATATTTAGACCAGTTCGATGTAATAGAAAAGACTAAATACATTAACGGCGTAGCTGGCGCAAGGTGTACACTGGAACTAAAGAAAAAAGTCCGCTACAAAATAGAAGACTCTTTTAAATTCGATGGTCAAATTTTTGGATTTGAATTCTCTAAAAAAGAAATTAACCGAGCAATTAGATTCGGTCAACAGCACCCACAAACAAAGCCTTTGTTTCCATTAATCGAAAGACAGATGTCAAAACAGCAATGTGCTGAATTACTTTTAATGAACGGAATAAAGTTGCCTACAATGTATGAACTAGGATTCCACAATAACAATTGTATAGGCTGTGTAAAAGGTGGTAAGGGTTACTGGAATAAGATTAGAAAAGAATTTCCAGAACATTATAACAGAATGTCGGAACTAGAACACAAAATAGGTAACAGCTGTATTAAGGGAAAGTTTTTAAGTGACTTGAAACCAAACGAAGGCAAACACGAACCGCCAATAGTTCCAGACTGCGGTACATTTTGCGAAATAGAATTCGCAGACTTAATAGACGCAAACACCGAACGAGTTTATAGCGGACAAATTAACATAAAACAACTAAAACTATTTTAAAATGGATATAGACTTACAGCTTTTACTAGTCAAAAGCAAACTACAAAGTATAAAAACACGGATAAGACTAACTAGAGAAGACCTAGAAGCAAAGAAACCAAACGCCACAGCATTTATACAAGGGGCGTACGACGTAGAACTAGACTTAACAGAAATAGAAAAGACTATCTACAACCTTGAACTAGAAATGCGCATGATAGGACGCGAAATGAACTACGCCATGCAGATAAACGGACACTTAAAAGAAAAGATTAACGATTTAGAAAACGAAAACAAATACAAAAACCTAGACTTATGACTAAACAACACAAACTAGTAACGTTGTCCGCTGTACTACCAGTACTAGCCGATTTCATCGAAGACCTTAACGATCAGTTCGTTTTCAAACAAGACTTAAAACGTAAAGCTAACATACTAGCAGACGAAATACGCAAAGTAGATAACCGACTTTTAAATACAAACGAAGCAAACCGCGAAGAAATATTTAAACAACAGATTGATTTACAGCTAGAGTTCAGAAACTGGATAAAAGACACTATAAAATTCGACTGATGAGGTGTAAAAACTGCAAGGATAAGTTCGAACCTATCCGATTCAATCACAAATTTTGTTTAAAAGACGAATGTATTAAGGCTTTCGTAGAAGAAGTCAAGGTAAAACAATGGAAAACGACGAAAAAACGAATGAAAGAAGACCTAAAAACATTACAAGACTGGTTAAAAGAAACCCAAACGATTTTTAACAAATACGTACGGCTTCGGGATCAAGGTTTAAACTGCATTTCGTGTGACAAACCACCTAAAAAGCGAAATTGTGGACATTATTTTTCTAGTGGTGGACATTCTAACGTTCGTTTTGACGAAGATAATTGTCATCTACAATGCGAACACTGCAACACGTTTTTAAGTGGCAACCTTCTAAACTACCAGATAGGCATACAAAAGAAAATCGGGGCGCAAAAGCTACTAGAACTACAAGAACGGGCGCACGTTACCAAAAAATGGACTATCGACGAACTAAAAGAAATAATACAAACCTACAAATCAAAAATAAATGAACTAGAATGAAAAAAATATACATAACACCAGAACAAATAGAAGAAGCTAAAGACCTATACAACTTTAAAAACCTAAAGAATTCAATTACTAATGGTGAAAGCCAGCTACATGGTGCAGTAGGCGAAGTAATAGCTATGCAAGTTCTAGAATTACGTGAAAATCATGTAGATTATGTAGGACATTACGACTACGATTTAATCTGCAATGGAAAAAGAATAGACGTTAAAACTATCAAATCAAACCACGAACCAAAAGACGAATATAACGCCAATATAAGCGCGTTTAATCACACACAGCAAACAGACTATTATCTTTAGTGTTATGTGTCGTTAGATATGACCTATGGGTACGTAATAGGCTACCTAGAAAAATACGAGTTCTACAAAATAGCTGACCTTAAGAAAAAAGGCGATATTGACTACGGCGAATGGACATTTAAAAGTGACACATACACCACTAAAATAAAAAATCTTAAAAAATTTAATTGAAACTATTGTTTATATCAAAATCTAAACTATATTTGCAGAAACAAAAACTAATTTATTATGAAAAATTTATTTAAAGCGCTGGCAGATTTCCAACAAGAAGTACCAGTAATTCACAAAGCGACGCAAGGTTACGGATATTCTTATTCGGATTTACCCAAAATCTTTAGCGTTATTAACCCGTTGCTAAAAAAACACGGACTCGGATTTACCCAGTTGATTAACGACACTAATTTAGTTACGTGTTTATTTCACGTGGAAAGTGGCGATCAATTAACAAGCACTACGGCTATACCACAAAACGTAGCTTTAAAAGGTATGAACGACTTCCAAGTTATGGGGTCTGCTATTACTTACGTTAGACGCTATGCTATCAGTTCAATGTTAGGACTAGTAACCGACAAAGACACGGACGCAAGCGGTGAACAAGTAAAGAAACTACCTACGATTGACGCTAAACGATTCCAAAGCGCTATCGAAGCTATCAACGCGGGTAAATACACACGTGAAGAACTAGAAGCGAAGTTCACATTAACAGAAGGTCAAACCGATTTAATTAATGCGCTATGAATGCTTTTAAGATTAGATGTTCTGCAATAGGTAAGATAATGACAAACCCCCGAACAAAGGGGGAGTTGTTAAGCCAAACGGCAAAGACGTACATAGAAGAACAAGTTATCCAAGACAAATACGGAATTAAAAAGCAATTTTACAGCCGTTACACCGATAAAGGTATTCTAGTTGAAGACGACGCTATTAAATTAGTATCTGACATTTTAGATTTAGGCTTTACGTGGAAAAACGAAGAACACTTTACTAACGACTGGATGACTGGAACGCCCGACGTAAACACGGACACAATTTTACTAGACGTAAAAAGTTCATGGGACGCTACTACCTTTCCGTTTTTTGCTACAGAAATACCTACAAAGGACTACTACTACCAACTTCAAGGTTACATGGAACTTACGGGTAAAACCGAATCGTTATTGTGTTATTGTTTAGTAAACACACCCGAAGAAATGGTAGAAGACGAAGTAAGACGCGCACACTGGAACGCTAACCTACTAGAAGAAAGCATAGACCTACGCGACGAAGTACAGAAACGACATAACTTTGATCATATACCAGATAACCGACGCGTTAAAGTCTTCAAAGTAGAAAAAGACGAACAAGTAATCGAAGCAATCAAAGAACGCGTGGAGTTATGCCGTGAGTATTACAACACATTAATAAATTTCCTATGAACCAACTAATAGAAGACCAAATAGTATTACGTGTTCTTAGTCGATTCAGCGAACGTTCACAAGTAGGAATAACCAAGTACAACACAACGCTTGAAAGAACCGATTTAAGCACCTTAGAATGGCTTACACACGCACAAGAGGAAGCGATGGACTTCTGCCTATATCTTGAAAAATTGAAAGACGAATACAGAGAAGGCTTATTAACTAAAATGGTAAAGCAATCAGAACAAGACGGATTGTATGAAGATAAATTAAAACGAACAATGCCTAAATAAACACGGATGAAAATAGTAATAGAACAATACGACCACAAGATAACCTACGAAGTACCATACAACGATTTGAATATGGAGCAGATGTTAGAGATACTCGAAAATCTTCTAAAATGTACGGGGTACTGCTTCACTGGTAACCTTCAGATAGTGGACGATAGCATTGAGGATGAAAGGGAATCATTTAGGATAGTTGATGAGCCTAATGAATCAAAAATAAGAGTTGGAGATGCGACCATCACTACCTACGATGAATTCGGAGTAAAACACGAAACCTTTAAACAACAAGAACAAT